ACTTATTGATAACTTCAATGACGCTTCTGTATTTTCTGTTTTCTTAGACCTTAACGCAGCCATTGGTGATAACTTACATTATCATATTGACCGTAGTATTCAAGAAAAGGTACTACAATATGCACAACAACGTTCGTCAGTTTATAATATTGCAAGAACATATGGTTTAAAAATACCAGGATATAGACCATCGGTGTCTATGGTTGATTTTTCAATTACAGTACCAGCATTTGGGGACAAAGAAGACGCAAGATATTTAGGTATATTAAGAGCGGGTTCTCAAGTTGTTGGTGGAGGACAAACTTTTGAAAATGTTTATGACATTGATTTTGCTTCACCGTATAATAATAGTGGGTTTCCAAATAGAATCAAAATTCCTAATTTTGATTCCAATAATAGACTAATTAATTATACTATAACAAAGAGAGAAACTGTCGTTAATGGTATAACAAAAGTTTTTAAACAGGTTATCAATCCAAGTGACGTTATTCCTTTTTATGAAATATTTTTACCTGAGAGAAATGTTTTAGGTATTACTTCAGTTATACAGAAAGACGGTACAAACTACCAAGCCACACCAACATATTCAGAATTTATTAGTTCACCAAATAAATGGTATGAAGTGGACGCTTTAGCAGAATCTAAAGTTTTCATAGAAGACCCTACAAAACCTGCAGACTCTACCGGTGTAAAAGTGGGTAGATGGTTACAAACGGACAATAGATTTATTTCAGAATATACACCTGAAGGGTTTTTAAAAATGACTTTTGGTGGGGGTACAACAACACCTGACCAACAACTTGCTCAATTTGCACAAACAGGTGTACCAATGAGAATACAAGACTATCAAAATAATATTGGGTTGGGTTTAACGGTAACACCAAATACCACATTGTTTATACAATATAGAATTGGGGGAGGTACCTCATCTAATATAGGTGTGAATGCAGTTAATGAAGAAGGTACGGTTGATTTTTCAGCTATTAACATAGGGGACAACAATAATCAAACTGTGAGTAACTCATTAACAGTAAACAACGTTACAGCAGCTATCGGAGGTGCTAATCAACCAACAACTGAAGAAGTTAGAAATATGGTTGGATTTAACTTTTCATCTCAGAAAAGAGCGGTTACGATTAATGATTATCAAACGTTAATTGCTACGATGCCTGGTAAATTTGGAGCACCAGCTAAAGTGGGTATAACAGAGAATAACAATAAAATTATTGTACAAATGTTAGCCTATGATGCTGAAGGACAACTTACTGAAGTTTTATCAAATACATTAAGAAATAATGTTGCAACATATCTATCAAATTATAGAATGATTAACGATTATGTTGAGATAACAAGTGCTCAAGTAATTGATTTGGCTTTTGATTTATCTGTGGTTTTTGAGTCAACACAAAATCAAGGTCAGGTTATTACTGAGATTGTAAATCAAATTTCACAATATATGAGTTCACTTAATCGTGAGTTAGGACAAAACCTAAATGTGTCGGAAGTTAGAAGAATTATTCAAAATATTTCAGGTGTGATATCACTATCAGATATTAGCATATTCAATAGAACGGGTGGGGATTATTCATCGTCTCAAACATCACAAAGATATTCAAACTCAACAACAAAACAAATTGAGTTAATTGACGACACAATATTTGCTCAACCTAACCAAATTTACCAAGTTAGATTCCCTAATAAAGATATTACAGTTAGAGTTAAAGACTTGAAGGGTGTTTCTTTCTCATAAGATAGTTTACATACACGAAACAAGAATTATTTTTAAAATTGGATAGATAAATATTTATCTTAAAAGTTACATATGCCCAAGTCATACAGAATACGAACACAACCAGGTGTTGACAAAAATATTAAAGTAGAAGTTTCACAAGATTTTGACTTTCTTGAAATATTATCATTGAAGTTAAGACAAGAAGATGTCTATACAAGATTCTGCGCTGACTATGGTGTAGTGGTGGGTCGTGTAATTACAAACGGAGGTTACGGATTACCAAACGCCAAGGTATCTGTCTTTGTTCCTTTAGATAGTGTCGATGAAAATGACCCAATTATATCTACATTATATCCTTATAAGAATATAGGACAAAAAAATGAAGATGGTTACAGATATAATCTTTTACCTTATGAACAAACATATGGTGGACACACACCGACAGGGACATTCCCAACTGAAGATGACATCTTAACAAGACAAGAAGTTTTAGAAGTCTATGAAAAGTATTACAAATATACTGTAAAAACAAATGAGTCGGGTGACTTTATGATTATTGGGGTGCCGTTAGGTATTCAAAAAATTGTGATGGACCTTGACTTATCAGATATGGGTTGTTTCTCATTGAGACCTTCCGACTTGATTAGAATGGGTTTAGCTACGGAAGGACAAGTTGCTGGTCAACAATTTAGGGCATCGACAGATTTAGAAACTCTTCCACAAATTATTAATTCGGTAAAAGATGTTGACGTGGCTTCATTTTGGGGTCAAGAAGATTTATGTAATATAGGAATCACTCGTGTTGATTTTGACCTTAGAGATTTTGGAGTTAACATACAACCACACGCAATATTCATGGGTTCTATATTCTCAAATCCTGATGAAGACTCATTAAAAGAAAATTGTAGAACAAAAAATAGTACAGGTCGATTATGTGAATTAACAACAGGGCCTGGACAAATATTAGCCATACGTCAAACTATAGGTGTTGATAACCAAGGATATCCAGTCCTTGAAGAATATAAATTGGAAAATGGTGGTAATGTGATAGATTCAGAAGGTGCTTGGTTATGTGAGGTGCCGATGAATTTAGATTATGTTGTCACAAATGAATTTGGTGAACAAGTCTTATCTAACGACCCATCTATTGGTATCCCAACGAGTGCGAAATACAGATTTAAGGTAAAATGGCAAAACGAAGGTGGATTACAGAATGAAGTACAAAGAGCTAATTATTTGGTTCCAAATATTAAAGAATATTATGGTACTAACGTTGACACCGAAGCGTCATATGCCTTCTCATTAGATTGGGCTGATTATGCTGATAAAAATACTTTAGGGGGTATTTCAAGTTTAGGTGAAAAGATGATTGAAGAGGCTATTAATTGTGAAGACCGATTTTATCAATTTCACTACAATAAAGTATATACTATATCTTCAAACATCGACCGTTTTAAATTTGGATTTGGAGACAAACGTCATTTAGGTATTAAAAATATAGATGACTCATTATGTAAAAACAGTGTCAATAAGTTTCCTGTAAATGATGGTGAACAAAATTCAGGTAATCTAATATTATTTGATGTTTTAATGTTTATTGTAAGGGCTTTGTTTATTCCTTTAATAATTGTTTTACATGTTGTTTACCTTATCTATGGTATTATCATTGGTTTAATAAATGCGATTAAAAAGGTATTAAGGTGGTTTGGAGTTAACACTGGTGAGTCCATCGCCATGGCCACTTTAAATTTACCTATGATATCATACCCTGACTGTGAAAATTGTAATTGTGAAACAACATACAATAGTCCTAAAGACTTAACAAATTCAAGTCAGGGTGAAAACTTATCATTAATTGCAAATGTAAACGATAGAGGGTATTATAGTAATTTTACGCCAGAAAATGATGATGAATTAAATAAAAAACTAAGGTGGTTATTATCGGGTAATGATGCAGGTAACTTCCAAAGGGTACCGGTTTATGATGATGGTAATAATACAGGTAGACGAGGATATAGTGAAGACCCATCATTTCCACATAGATTAAACTTATTAAATCAAAGAGAAAGATATTTTAAAAATGCTGCTTTTGTAAATCAAAATAGTGAAGCAAATATAATAAAAACTACGATTAAAAATAGTAAACCTGGTACTAATCAAGTTCAACCTTCAGAACCGTTATATGATAATGTTATGGTTTTACTTTGTGACCCAGGTACTTTTGATAGTTTTGGTGCGGGTAAATTAGTAACTTTTAGTGATATAAATAAACTATCGGATAAAAATGTTACTGGAGGTACTGTAAACCAATTTGGAAATACTTCAATAACGGGTACGTCATTATATGATAATAACAATTTAATTAACAAATCTATAACTAATATTTTACCTGATGGTACCGTACAGACGGCTAATTTAAAAATACTATCAGATAATTCAGAAGAAAAATATTATAATTTTCCGTCAGGTGTTGAATACCTACAAATAATTACGGGTGGTACTGTTTCAGAATTTGCAAATATTTTATGGTCACAACAAAGTAAAAGTATATTATTTAATTATATAATTAGGTATAAACAGACATTGAGATTTAGAAATGGTAGTTTAG